GAGTATTGTATTATCGATCTGAAGACAGGCAAGACTACGCCTGACTCAGCACTACAACTAGCGTTCTATTCTTACGGGCTACGTAAAGTGTTTGGTCTAGAGGTAACCAAAGGTTACTACTGGATGGCACGTAAGGGTGAACTATCACCATCGTTCGATCTCGCTGACTATACTGACAGCAAGATCGAAGCGCTGGTCACTATGTTCGACAGGGCACGTAAAGATAATATCTTCGTGCCTAATTTCCAACACTGTAAGATGTGTGGTTTAACTGCACATTGCGAGTGGTATACACAACCAAAGGAGAATGATGAGTAGCACAGAAGCACCTATCAGTATCACAGTTAAGACACCAGCAGGTAGTCTTGTAACTGTACGTGCTGAGACAGGCACGGGATTAGATACTATTGTATCTGAATCTCTTGCCGCTATTAGCTCTGCTGTGTCAGAGTTAGAGGCTAGTGTACGTGGGCAACAAGCACCACTTACTCCAGCTTCAAACCTAATCGCACAAACACTAGGTGGCGCAGTCGTACAAGACATCCCACCTTTTAGCCAAGCCCCTATTGGGGGCGGACGTTCATGTCCACATGGAAAGATGACAGCCATCCAAGGTACATCTAAGCAAGGTGGTATCTACAAAGGATACTTCTGTCCATCAGCACAAGGTGATCCAACTAAGTGCAAAACTATCTATGTGGATAAGTCCAGCCCAGAATGGAATACATACGTACCAGATCGGATGAAGTAATGGCTACCTTGAGTCCTACTGACCTAGGCGCAATACTTAGGCAGACTCTAGAGAATGATGACATCGATAAGATTGATACTCTCTGGTGGATAGTAGATGAGTTAGAAGGGAAACATGATGAGGTTGCGTGAAGTAGATTGTGAAGATTGTCAACACGTACAAAAGATCCTACAAAAAGGTTGGGATGATTCACAAGGTAAAGGTGTAATCACTGATGATGATCTACTCAACGAAGTCTATGAGGTGTACTTAGAATATGAAAACGCTACGGCGTAGCATACATAAGTCAGAGGTAGGTGGGGAGCCATTACCTGCTCCCTTCCAAGCTTTCGAACGTGCAGGTATTGTTATTCGTAGAGCAGAGGTAACAGTAATTGCTGGTACTCCGGGTGCAGGTAAGTCCTCACTTGGATTACACATAGCTGCAAGGCTAAAGCAACCAACACTTTACTTCTCAGCGGATACCAATGCTCACACTATGGCTATGAGATTGTTAGCAATGACAGGTAAGATGACGCAGTCACAGGCAGAGACACTTATGAAAACTAATCCTGATACTGCAGAGTCTATCTTGTCAGAGCAAAGCCATCTCTATTGGTCATTCGAATCTAGCCCAACACTTAAGGATCTAGATGAAGAAGTCTCTGCCTTTGAAACTATGTGGGGTAGAAGTCCAACACTTATCGTGGTGGATAACCTCATGGATGTAGCAATGGATGGAGCTGAAGAGTTCGCAGCAATGCGACAGATTATGAAGGAACTTAAGTACTTAGCTAGAGATACTAATGCTGCAGTACTAGTGCTACACCATACGCAAGAAGGAGCACAAGGCTACCCATGCCAACCACGCTCTGCCTTGCAAGGTAAGGTGGCACAGATTCCAGCGATGGTGCTAACAGTAGGACAAATGCCTTTACCTACAGGATTGGATTACTACATGTGCATAGCACCAGTTAAGAATAGATACGGCAAGGCAGATCAAACAGGTGGCACGTATGTGTCACTATCATTTGATCCTGCTTCTATGTATCTTGAAGATATAGTAAGAGATTACAATCAAGAGGTAATGCCAGTATGAGTGGACGTGCAAGCAAAGCTAAAGGCGCACAAGCAGAACGCGATGTAGTTGCATGGCTCAAACAATGGTATCCGTATGTAGATCGTAGGCTAGCGGGTGCCACCCTAGATAAGGGTGACATCTCTGGCATACCGGGAGTTACGATAGAGATTAAAAACCACGCCGGGATGGACTTGGCGGGGTGGGTAGAAGAGTTGAAGGTAGAGATGGCAAACGATAATGCTTGGACAGGAGTAGTCTTGCACAAGCGTAAGGGTAAAGGTGACCCTGATGATTGGTACGCCACTATGCCCGGCTCAGTATGGATTGAATTACTGAAAAGAGTAACAGATGGAAAAGCACAGCATTGAAGATTACTTAAATAGTATTGGTGCTACAGTACCCGCACGTACAGGTGGATGGCGTAAAATGCGTTGTCCATTCCATGAAGATGGAACTGCTAGTGCTACTGTTAACCTAGATACAAATAGATTCAAATGTTTTGGTTGTGGTGTATCAGGTGATACATACGATTTGATTATGCATAGACAAGGAGGGACGTTAGGTGAGGCTATCGAATTCGCACAGACAATTTCTCCTCAAAGCAACGGAACATTACAAAGGATACATCAACCAAGCCGAGGCATATCTCGCCACGCGACAGTTGTCGGTAGAAGAAGCTCGCATGTTTCATTTGGGAGTGGTCGTCGATCCTCTTCCGGGTCATGAACAGTTTGTTGGTAGGCTTGCTATACCTTATGTTACTCCGAGTGGTGTGGTTGATATCAGGTTCAGGTCAATAGGCGGACAAGAACCTAAGTACATGGGCATGAGTGGTGCTAAGACCACCATGTTTAATACTCAAGCTTGCTTCGTAGCACAGAAATATATCTGTGTTACTGAAGGTGAGTTTGATTCCATCATGATGTCAGTAAAGACTACTCATCCAACGGTAGGTATACCGGGGGCTAACAACTGGAAGTCTCACTACACTAGGATCTTAGATGACTTTGATATGGTTATCATCCTTACTGATGGTGACAATGCAGGAGCAGAGTTTGGCAAGAAGATACAGCGAGAGCTACCTAATGCCAATGTAGTACCAATGCCCGAAGGCGAGGACGTAAATAGCGTCATCGTTAAACTAGGAAAGGACTGGATCAATGAGCGAATCAGAGATTGTATTACCTCTTGACGAAACTATATGGACACACATCGAACACATGGAAGGAAGCATTGGTGTACAAGTTACGGACGACAAAACCTTGGATCTTCTTGGTGCTCTGTACGATATCTATCATGTTAGTACTGAAGATATCAAGGAAGCGCAAGAGTTAATCATTGGACTAGCAGCACTGCTAGTAGCAGCACCACTTGGTCAAGCAGACAAAGTGTGGCAGGAACTACAAGTGCGTGAGTCAATGAAGAACTTTGAACTACAAGTAAAGGAAGTACTAAGCGATGAGACCAAGTGATGTCGACAATATCCTTATTGAACTTAAGTCCATCCTCCTTAAGAAGCAGGAAGATTACGGTCCGCTTAACATCTCACTTGCTCCCGGCGGACCACTCAATGGTCTTAGAGTTAGAATGTTTGATAAACTCCAAAGGTTTAGTCACTTGGTCGAGACTGAGAACGACACGCCGAATTACGAATCACTACACGATACCTTCGTTGACCTCGCAAACTATGCCATAATAGGCATACTAGTCCAAAACGGACAGTGGGAAGGTTTACCTGATGCGAAGAGTAGTAGTACTCAGTGACTTACAGATCCCTTATCACGACCCAGTAGCTCTTAAGAAAGTACTTGCTTTCATCAAATGGTACCGACCCAATGAGCTCTGGTGCGTGGGGGATGAACTAGATGCACCAGAACCAAGCAGGTGGAACAAAGGTATGGCAGGCGAATACGCACCTACCTTGCAAGACTCAATAGATCAGACCTACAACATCATGGCTGACTTCCGAGATGCACTCGGCAGAAACAAACCCTTTATTATTCAACGATCAAACCATACAGATCGAATCCAAACTTACATCCGTAAGTATGCCCCAGCGTTCGGCTCTCTTGAATCACTCAAGATAGAAGAATTGCTGGGGTATTCTTCATTAGGTATCCAGTACTTGCATAGGTTCAAGGAGTTACTACCCGGCTGGGTAATGGCTCACGGTGACGAGGGACGCTCTGTGCAAGTACCGGGTTCTACTGCTATGAGTCTAGCCAAGAAGCTAGGCAAGAGCGTTGTCTGTGGTCACACCCACAAGTTAGGACTACAACACGAGACAACGGGTCTCTACGGCAAGAATAGAACCGTTTACGGGCTAGAGGTGGGACACCTCATGGACATGCGACAAGCTTCTTATCTCACATCAGGCATTGCTAACTGGCAACAGGGCATAGGTATCTTGGTAGAGAAGAACCGCAAGGTTATTCCTTATGCAGTACCGCTAACGGATGGAGACATCCTGCTCCCATGAAGCACGAGATAGATGAGTGGTTGCCGTACAAAGAGATGATGTTACGGATTGCTTCTGACTTCAGGAAGCGGTACCCAATGATTGAGCTGGACGATCTCCAGCAGGAGATGTATCTTTGGTTCGTCAGCCACCCCAAGAAATTCAAGGAGTGGATGTCCTTAGAGGAAAAGGATAAAGACAAACTAATCGCCAAGTCATTGCGCAATCACTGCATCACATACTGCGAGAAGGAGAAGGCTCGCATTGTGGGATATGACTTGGCAGATTTGTACTACTACGACGTGTCTGTTGTTGAAGCATTCCTACCTACGATCATCGTCGAGTCATACGAAATGCCTAGCAAGATCAAAGACCTCAACCTTAAATTTGGCAATGGGGAGATTAGTGATGGCATGAATTGGCTAGCACTGCGCTCTGACATAGCCAAGAGTTACTACAAACTATCTGAATCCAAGCAGAAGATACTCAAGCTGCGCTTTGCTAGTGAATACGCAGACTGGGCAAAGCTTGGTGAAGAGATGAACACCAGCGCCGATGGCGCTCGCATGAAAGTCCAGCGTGTGCTGGCATCAATCGTACAAAACCTAGGTGGATGGAGACCCTACCGTGACCAAGACACAACGCTCGAAGAAGCCAACGCAAGTACAACAGAAGCCGAGGATTGATCCTGACTCCATCATAGTTTGCTGGTGTGACAACGGGACTACTGATGGCAAGTTTACTGAGGGTCTGGTCTATTCGATTCTTAATTCAGGTGTACCTATCAAGTCAGCCATGCGTGTGCAGGGCAACCAGATCGGACGCCAACGTCAGAACGCATTTGATTACTGGCTAGACCACACAGACTTTCCATGGGTGCTATGGGTAGACAGCGACATCGTCTTAACCAACGAGTCACTTCAGTTGTTATGGAATGAGTGCGACCCTACTACTAAACCAGTAGTAAGCGGCACTTACTTCATCTCCAAGGAGAATGAACAGTCACTGATGACTCCATTCCCTGCACTGTTTGCCTTTACTGATGACCCATACCAACTGGCATACATCCACCCACTGCCTGCTAATGCGCTGGTCAAGGTAGGAGCTGCTGGCTTTGGCTTCCTGTTCATGCACCGCAGTGCTGCCCTCAAGATGAGGGAAGTACACGGCAAGGTTCCGTTCTTTAATGAGACTGGAGTAGGCGAACAGTTTGTATCAGAGGACATCAACTTCTTTAAGCACATGCAAAGTGCAGGTGTGCCACTCTATGCCCACACTGGTGCAGTAGTGAAGCACATGAAGCGGTTCTCGTATGACCTAGACTTCTACAAGATGTTTTGGAGCAGTCAGAACCAAGGCGTAGATGAGCTTAAACCTTAAAGGGATACCTTCTATGGCTTGCATCTGCGGGTGCAAGATCTTTAACCTGCGTGTTATGTGGGATGAAGAGACCAGAGAGGTAGGATGGTATGACTTGGAACAGTCATGCTTTGACTGTGGTGCACTGCTAACTGCACCCACACCTATTGACGATGAAGGGATGGACTGTGCCTAGATATGATTTTAAGTGCGGTGTATGTGGAAACATTATAGAAGTTTATAAAGAATTTGGTGACGACACCATGCCTGTCTGTTGCCAACAGTCTACGTCTAGAGTATGG